GATAGCGTTAGCTTTAGTGTGTCTTCGCAAGCACCTACCCCAAAAGACCTTGCGTTTAACAACGATGGTACTAAATTTTATGTACTTAATAACAATAGCGATGCGGTGTATCAGTACAGTTTAAGCACTGCTTACGATCTTTCAACCGCAAGTTATGATAGTATTAGTTTTACCGTAAGTGCTCAAGAAGGCGTTCCAACAGGTTTGACTTTTTCAGACTACGGAGCAAAAATGTATGTCGTTGGAAGTAACAACGATACCGTCTTCCAATACTCCACAGGCTCTTCAGCAACAGCCACATTCAGCTACCCAGCATCAATAGAGTGGCCTTCAGGCACAGCCCCAGACGGCCCAGCTATCAATGAAACAGATGTGCTTGTGTTTCTGACAGATGACGGCGGTGTGTCCTATCAAGGTTTCCAAGCAGGGGATGCAATGTCATGAGTATCGCAAGATTAATGCAAATGGGTGCGGCTGGGAGAGATTTTAACCCTACGGATATAGCTGATATAGCAATTTGGCTGGATGCTACAAATACACCTTCGTTGTTTCAAGACTCTGGAAAAACAACTTCTGTAACTTCTGATAATGATCCTGTTGGTTGTTGGGCAGACCGTTCAGGAAACGGGTATGATCACATCCAAGCTACAAGCATAAACCGCCCTACATTGGATACAGGTACTATGAGTTTAAATAGTATTAATTTTGACAATACTGTAGATAGTGGATTAGGTCAGTTTTTGCAGAATGCCTCAAGCAAAGACACAATTACGATTTTTATTGTATTGGAAAGCACTTCCACTTCTGCCGGTGTATATTTTGGTTTCGGACTAACCTATAATGGGTATTTTGTGTGGAACGCTAGTAATACAACAAACTACCTTACCGCCCCCGCAGGTCAGTTTAGAACAGTTGGTGGTAGTTACACCGCACCCGCTGCAAATACATCAACAATCTTAACAGGGGATTTAACCCAGTTTGTCAGAAAAAATGGAACTCAGTATGCTGTTAATAGCCCCTATACATACACTGGAGGAAGTGGTGGCGGAACTTATGTTGGGCGTAGAGGATTAACACCTAACGACCACAAACCTTACATCGGAAATATTGGTGAAATAATAACTTATGACAGGCGTTTATCATCATCTGAAATCGGTACGGTAGAGGCATATCTGTCTACTAAATGGAGCATAGCAATATAATGTTAGTTAAACTCACAAACGGTCAGCCCGACCAATTTCCATACACAGTTGGGCAATTTCGCCGTGATAATCCAAACACATCTTTTCCACGTCAGATCCCCGATACGATCCTGCGCCGCTACGGCGTGTATCAGGTAACTGAGCTTGAGAAACCAAGCTATGATCCGCTGGTTCAAACTCTTGTTGCTGGCACACCCGCAAGGGAAGTCATCCGCATGAAGACAGAGGAAGACTGCACTGATCCTGACACGGGTGAAGTTGATGTCGATCAGGTCGGCCAGCCGCTGTATGGCAGCGAGTGGGAAGTAGAACACACCGTGCAAAACATGGAGCAAGCCACGGCAGAGAATAACGTTAGGTCAAAGCGTGATGGCTTGTTGTCTGAGACTGACTGGATGGCTTTGTCGGATGTCACCATGTCTGATACAATTACAGCGTATCGACAGGCTCTGCGTGACATCCCAAGTCAGTCTGGGTTTCCCTTTAATGTTACTTGGCCTACGAAGGAGTAGCACATGCTAGGTTTCAGCCCATTAGCGTCTGCCCCATTAGCCGACACAGGGGCTGTTGCGGCAGTTCAGTATTCTTTAACTGCTGATGCGGGTTCGTTTGCGCTTGCAGGACAGGCGGCGGGCTTCAGAAAAGACGTATTGATAGACTTAGCTGCGGGTTCGTTTGCGCTTGCAGGACAAGACGTTAATCTAAGTGTATCTGAAGCATTTGAAACTGGCTCATTCGCCCTATCGGGGCAAGACGTAAGTTTTGAAGTAGGCGAGTTCTTTGGCGCTGGTGGATTTTTACTAACAGGCCAAGATGCTGGACTAATCAAATCTGTTAAGCTTAGCCTTGATGCCGGTAGCTTTTCTTTATCTGGCCAAGACGCAAACCTTAAAATAAACAGAGTTATTTCAGCAGAAGCCGGAGCATTTTCGCTTACGGGTCAAGCAATAAGCTTTACTAAAGCTATATCAGTTTCGCTTGATGCTGGATCTTTCACCTTAACTGGCAGTGATATTGATTTAATCATATCAGAGGGTGCTGGAACTGGTTCATTTACATTGAGCGGTCAAGACGCAACATTCTCTTTTATATTTAACCGCCGTTTTGAGTTTGATGGTTATTCACAAGAAGTGGTTTTAAAAGACAACAATTTTGTTATAATAGAAGAAGCGTACAAAGAGGCGGCATAATGACTTTTTATATGAAGCAGAATGATACAGCGCCATCTATTCGCGCAAATCTCAAGGATGGAGATGGAGCGGCGATAGACTTAACCGGCGCATCCATTAGGTTTCATATGCGCACTATTGGTGGAACAAGTAGCAAGGTTGATGCTGCGGGTTATGTTATTACTCCAGCCGCGAGTGGGATTGCTCAATATAATTGGATTGCTGCGGATACAGATACAGTTGCAAGCTATCAAGCAGAGTTTGAAGTAACTTATTCTGATGGTACAATAGAGACATTCCCAAATGATGGTTACATTCGCGTAGAAGTGACTGACGATATTACTTAGGATTTTACGATGGAAATTGGTGCTTTGTGGAGTGTTTGTTTAACCGCTGGATTAGGTTTGCTGGGTTGGTTGCTTCGCAGTGCATACGCTGAAGTGCAGCGCATTAGCATATTGCTAAACAAGACCCGCGAGGAGATGGCGCGGGAATATGTGACAAAAACCGATAGCTCCGCTGTAATGACGCAGATCGTGGCGCGATTTGATCGCATCGAAGAAAAAATAGATAGGCTAATGGAAAGATGATCTGTGCGCTGGCCGGTATAGCGGTTGGCGTTATCGTGGAAGGCCATGTGCTGTACAACGCTTGCATCTATAGATGTCCAAGCGGATTTTATTATCACTATCCATATGTTATAAGAATACCGTATAACTTTAAGTGTCCACCAGCCGCAAAGGTGGGCAAAGGTGCCTGATGATAGATCCAGCGACAGCTATTATGGCGGCGGGTGCCGCGTTTAACGCAATCAAGAAGGGCTGTCAGATCGGGCGTGATCTGGAGGGTATGGCTGGTGATTTGGGGCGTTGGTCAAAAGCTATCTCAGACTTTGACTTTGCCGCCAAGCGCGTAGAAAATCCAAAATGGTATCAGAATTTCGGCAGTGTTGAGCAGCAGGCAATGGATCTGTTCGTGCAGAAGAAGCAGCGCGAGAATATGCGTGATGATCTTCGCAAAATGATTAGTGAAACACTTGGCCCATCTGCATGGCAAGAGCTAATCAAGATGGAAAACGATATACGCCAGAAGCAGAGGGATGCGCAGTACAAGCGAATTGAGCGCAAAGAGACGATCATTGCTTGGTGTGCTGGTCTGGTTTTGTTCCTGATTTGCGTTGGGGCTTTATTTGGCTTTGTCTGGGTAGCGGTAAAACGCTGATGGCTGACGGTGTAAGCGGCATAGGATCGGCACCGTTTAACGTTCAGTCGGACATACACCAGCAAACGCAGGCGCGTGAGCGTATAGAGGCGCATCTGGTGGAGCAAAGGGTAACAAAGGAGCATAGGGCCAACCACACGCATTTGGAAGCGCTTAGAGAGCAGAAGTTGGACTTAGGCAAGGCTTATGATAGGTTTGGCACTAAGACCACTGCTGACAGGCCGCAAGGCACAAACATCAACATAGAGGTTTAACATGGCTAATACCTTTGAGAAGATCCTGAAGTACAAGCTTATGCCGCGTATTATGATGCTGGTTATGACGGTGATGTATATACGCTGTATAGAATGGGCGCTTCAGCAGCCTGATCTTAGTACGCAGCAGAGTGCGCTTATCAGTGTTGTTAGTGGCGCTATGACTGGCGCATTTGCAGTGTGGCTGGGGTCTGAGAAATGATTGACAGACTGATCGCGCCTGTCACTGGCCTATTAGACAAGTTTATCCCAGATGCCGACGAGAAAGCAAAGCTCGCGCACGAGATTGCCACCATGTCACAGCGTCACGCGCAAGACTTGGCCCTCGCTCAGATACAAGTCAACGCAGCAGAAGCGGCAAGTGGAAGCACTTTTAAAGGTGGCTGGCGTCCTTTCATTGGTTGGATCTGTGGGCTTGCTTTTGGTTGGCATTTTATTGGTCAGCCTGTTGCCCTTTTTGTTGTAGCGCTGACCGGCACACAAATCCCGCCATTGCCAGAGTTTGATATGGGAACGCTTTTGACTGTTCTGGGAGGTATGTTAGGAATTGGTGGTCTTAGGACATATGAAAAGCAGAAAGGCTTAACCAAATGAGACACATTGATGAGATCATAATTCACTGCACCGCAACTAATGCCAAATGGTATGCTGATCGGTCTGTTGATGATGTGGTGAAGGAAATCAGACGGTGGCACGTTGAAGAGCGCAACTGGTCTGATATTGGCTATCATGCAATCATTCACCGTGATGGGTCTGTGGGCTATGGCAGGCCCGTAGCGCGCTCAGGGGCGCACTGTAGGGGCCGTAACAAGGCATCCATAGGGGTAAGCTTAGTGGGTGGCCGTGGCGGCT